TAGCCAATTGCCGTCCCAGTTCTCAACTTGATCAGCATTAAAAACTCTGTAAGTTTTGAGTAATGGTATCTTGATTTGTTCTTCTTCTCCTTTGTCGTTTGTCTCTGATTTGAATAGTGTCTTGAAGAAAACCACTTCGTGACTTGTTGATCCTTTCTTGATTTTAGCTCCAACTTCTTTCCACTTTTGAAACGTTGCAAAAACTGGTGAAGTATAGCCATTGATCGCCATTTCCATTCCAAGTATCCAACGGTTGATACCGTTGTATTCTCTTTTGCGAATTGATATTGGTTGACCATTGTTCTTGGTTGTAGTTGTCCAAGGTTTAGTCCAATTCATCCCCTCAGTTTCCATAAGTTTGATTAGTGTGATTGCTGTAGTGTTTAAAATATCTGATTGTGCCATTTCTGGACTCCTTTGGTTTGATTGTTATGTTGATAATTAATCCTCAAGACTTTCAGTCTTGGTCGCGTGTAAGGAATTTACACATCAAAACAGCCCGAAAAATCAGGCTGCTTTCATAGGTAAATTAGCTAAATGCTGGCTTTCTTGTTTTGGCTTGTTCTCTTAATCGGTCAAAGCAATCAAAGCGGTCTTTGTCGTTAGTGAAATATTGGATACAATCGCAATAGGCTATTGCTTTCCAGTAATAGACTTCTGGACTATGGATAGCGTTTGGATTGCTTTGTAATTTGATTGCTTTAAGGACTTTGTTTTCCAAAGTATTAACGATGTTTGTCATAGTATTTCCCTTTCTGATTAAAGATATTCAAAAGTTAATTCGCCGTCCAAAGCTGAAACTGGTAGCCAGTTTGAACCATGATCAAGTTCGATTTGATCAAGTACAGCAATAGTTTCATTTGATAGTTCTGGTTCTGGATTAGTGTGAAAAGCGAATAGTTCATTGATAACGTTTTGATTAAGATTGATTGTAAACATGATTAGTTCTCCAAGGTTTGTGTTTCGATACCCCAAATCAATCCTCAACAGCTTTGCTGTTGGTCGCGCACGTAAGGGACGATCCTAGTTTGGATTTTTGCTAAAGTTTGGTTATGGCACTGAAAAACCCAATGTTTTAACGCTCAAAGACCAAGTTTAGAAACGTTTTTTAGGCCAAAAATGACCATATAAACCTTTAATAGAGGGCTAGAAACACCAATAAAATCAATGACTTAAAAGAATAGTGTGTCAAAAAGTGTGTCAAAATCAAGAAAGGGGGGCGGTATGGTCGATCCCCGAGTTGCATTTTGGGAATTACAGTTACTCACCTATCCGAGAAATCTTAGCAAAATTGAAAACGTCAGGAAACCTAATGGGACGCTTACCAAGAAAATCTTTACCACCTGAGAAAAAGCTTACACCCGCACAAGTGGGCAGACTTCGTGCTGACATAATGTCAAAAGTATCAGAGCAACTAACTGAAGCTCACGAAGTTGTAATGGGAAGACACGAAGAAGGGTGGAACCCAACCCAAGCTCGTGTATTCGCTGCACTACTCAACAAGGTCATGCCCGATCTAACTGCACAGTTCGTTCAGCATGAACATCTAACTACAGAAACGCCCGACAAATTATCTCGCGCCCAGCTTGAGGAAATCGCTATGGGCATGAACAACATATTAGATGCGGAAGTTGTAACGGAAGGAGAGATGGATGCTGACAGCACAAGACGCAGCTAAACACCTTCTTAAATTAAAGAGGGCAGAGGAAAGTTTTGACGGTTTCATCCGACTTCACAATCCGAAGTGGAAGTTACCAGACTTTCACAGCAAACTTATCGGTGCATTGGACAATTTAGAGAAGGGTATCGGCCCACGTAACCTTTTAATCACCATGCCGCCACGACACGGCAAGTCTACATTCGGGAGTGTGTTCTTTCCAGCGTACTTTATGGCACGAAAACCCTCACGTTTCATCATGTCCACGTCCTATAACAGCCAACTTGCCACAGATTTTGGGCGACAAGTACGCGATTTAGTGAACGATCCCCTCACAATACAAGCATTTCCAGACCTAGAAATGTCTCAAGACAGCCGTGCAGTAGACAATTGGCGTACAACAGGGGGTGGGGGTGGCTATTTTATTGGTGTTGGCGGCACAACAACGGGCCGCGCAGCTAACATTTTACTAGTAGACGACCCTCTCAAGTCCCGTGAAGAGGCAGAAAGCGCAACGCAGCGCAACAAAGTGTGGGATTTTTATGTATCTGGTCTATCAACTCGTCTTCAACCCGACCTAGACGGGCAAGCTCCATCACAAATAATCATCCTAACTCGCTGGCATCCCGACGATATAGCTGGTCGGCTGATGGAAACCGCTGATTGGCGCGAGGGTAGATGGGAACACATCAACTTCCAAGCGATCACAGATAAAGTAGTCAGAGGTGTAGAGGGCAAAGACCGTCGCCAACTGCCACCCGACGATCCCGAACACATTACAAATGAACAAGCTCGTAATATCAGCAAACGAAAAAGGTACTTGCCTGTTACCGAAAGAATTGCGTTATGGCCTGATAGATTTTCTCTTGAGGATCTTGAGCGACGTGAACGGCTAAACCCCCGCGAGTTTGCATCTCTCTATCAACAGTCCCCCTACATCGAAGGTGGTAATTTAATTAAGGCTCAGTGGTGGAGAAAGTACCCAGCCGATATGAAGCCAGAGAAATTCTCTACTTTAATCATCGCAGCCGACACAGCATTCAAGGTCAAGTCAACATCTGACTATTCTGTAATGATCACAATGGGACTCGACAAGTCGGGCGACATTTACATTGTAGACATACACCGTGACCGTTACGAGTTTCCCGATCTCAAGCGCAAGATGATCATGCTCAACAACCAATGGCGCGGCAAAGGATTGCGCGGCATCTACATCGAAGACAAGGCTTCGGGGCAATCCTTGATCCAAGAACTCAAGCGGGAAAGCGGTGTGTCCGTAATCCCGTACCGCATATCGACAGATAAAGTTACCCGCCTATCGGCGGTCTTACCATTAATAGAAGGTGGTCGTGTACTGATACCAGACAATGCGCCTTGGCTAGATGCTTTCCATGATGAATGCCAAACGTTTCCTTCTGGAAAACACGACGATCAGATTGACGCTTTATCCATAGGTTTAGACGTACTCGCTCGAACACCAAGCACAGGCGAATATTACAAACCACCTTCCTTCAGCACATCCGATAAAGACAGTGGCATCTTTTCCTACAAGTCCGATCTCAACTCAGGTCTATCATGGCGCAATTGGGGTGAATAATCGGGACGACTAGGGGGGGAAATAAAAGGTAAAAAGAAAACATGAGCCTAACTACGACGAACTACAGAGCCGAGTACACTCCATTGAATGATGGTATTGTCGTCGATCTTTCGGATCACGCAAATAAGTTACTTGCATATCAAGACATATCATCTGATCTGTCTGATGATCAGGAAAACAAGCTTGTAGACTATGTAAAGTCTGCAATGCAAATGTCGTATGATCGAATATCAAGGCGACATACACACTGGAATGAAGCAGACCGCGCCCATGACGTTTACGTTAGGCCAGATGCTACATCATTTCGAGAGAAAGCGGTTATCGCTGACACCCGTGCTATTGCAGATACGGTACTAACCTATCTCATGGCGGCTCTTACGGGCCGCAATCCAATGTTTCAGTTAGAAGGATTAAACAGGAAGTCCCGCAAATCGTCGGCTATCATTGAGCGTTTGTTGCACCAGCAAATGCGCAGAACAGCGGGGGAAGCGAGACTTGCACAGCACCTTCTTGATTGTATCCGATATGGGTACGCGCCCACCAAAGTCACTTGGGATAATTCCAACAGGACCAACACGATCACAAACTTTGATCCGAGGCGCGTATTCCACGATCCGCGTGTCCAGTGGGGCGATTGGGAGAGAATGCAGTACATCATTTTCTCCGACTATTCATCCTTTGACGCTTTGCTCCAAACGGGGATGTATCCCAAGCTCAATCAGTACCCCGCGCTCCGCAATCGTTTATCCCCTCCTTCGGGTGGCTGGGACGGTCACAAGTGGCACAAGGAAGCGGGACGCGGATTATCAATAGATCCAGCCGAAAGAAATAGGCGGGAGAATGGTGGAAGTTATTTTACTCTTGGCGACAGCCGAGTAGTAGACGAAATGTGGGTTCGACTAGCTGGCTATGAAGTAAACCTCCCCAACATAGACCACTTGTGGATGGTAGTTACGGTATTGGACGAAAACGTAATCATTCGCGCACAGTTAAACCCATATGGTAGGCAGTTCCCTACCGTGATAGGCGGCTTGTACCACGATGCGCACAAGACTTATTCGCAATCTCTGTATGATTTGCTTCTCCCGCTGCACGACATTGCGACTTGGTTGCTTCGCAGCCGTATCGACAACGTGCAAGCCGCCCTATCTAATCTAATTTTTGTTGATCCTACGCAAATCGCAATAGGCGACTTGATAGATAGAAACCCACACGGCTTAGTCCGTACCATGCCTGGGGCTAAACCAGGAGAGGGTGTATTTGTAGCACAAGTTCCAGACGTAACACGCGGTCATTGGAACGATATTGAAGCTATGTCTCAACTCAAGCAACGTTTATCAGCGGCCTCTGATGCCCAGCAAGGTATGCCTACAGCCGAGGGCGGTGTAAGAACCGCAACGGAAATTCAAAGGCTAACCCAGCTAGGCTCCCAGCGTTTAGGCGTATTGTCTCGCATTATATCATCTACTTCAGTCCGACCAATGGTGAGAATGATGGTATCGAATGTGCAAGATTTCTTTGCGTCTGATGGTTCTATACGACTTGGCGTAGAGGACGCAGCGGGTCCAGTAGCTAATATGGTTGATGATGGCTATTTAGATTTCAAAATCTCTGACATCCAAGGTGAGATTGACTACCTCGTAGTAGACGGGACACTCCCCCTCGAACCCACCCGCAACGCCGAGACATGGATCAACATGCTCAAAGTCTTAAACGAAACTGGCATGGCTATGGAGTACAATGGCGGCAAGGTGGTCGAGGAAGCAATCCGCGCAATGGGGATAGCAGACCTAGATCAGTTTAAGATCAGCAAAGAGCAACAACAGCAAGGTCCAACGCCATCACAGGAAATGATGTTGATGGAAAAGGCTAGGGGTGCATCTGTTCAACCCGCACAAAATATTCAGCGTGAAGTTGAGAAAGGAAACTTGGTTCCAATGAGAGGAAACCAAAAATGACAAACCCACCACATAGTAGGCATTGGGCTTCACAGGTTGAGGCAACCACCCGTGAATACGTCAACGCCCGTATTAATGAGGAATTAACTCCGATTAGGGACGACATAGAGGCACTTCGCGGTGCATTATTGTCTCTGAGAGAAACGGCTCAGTTAAACTCAGGAAACTTGATTGGTCGTTTAAGCAATATGGAAGAACTATTGTCCTTGTCTACTTCACGCATAGCGCAGTTAAGGACATTGGCTAGTGAGGAAGACAGTTAATGGCTCGTACTAGAGTACCCAGCGAACAGTTAAACTTTAGGAGTGCGGCAACAGGTACGCACCTACTCGACACCTATTTAGAGGATGCCGAAAAGGGCGGTCTTACGTTATCTGCCCTTCTTAGTAAGTTGTTCGACGACGCGACAGGTAACGTCGATGCTTTCACATTTACCTACGATGGGACAAGTGGTGCTGAAAAGCTCTCTCTCAAAATCGGTACGGACGGTGCGGTAACTGAGATAGCCTCTTTCACTCAACTTTTTGCAGACCTAAACGCTTTCAAGTCAACGGCATTGGCTGACATGGAAGTAAAACGTGCTGATGCAGAAACAAGCGCAGCCGAGGCACTAGCTTCTGAGAACGATGCTGAGACTGCACAAGCGGCAAGCGAGGCTGCACGGGACGCATCTATCGCGGCACGAGATTTATCACAAACATATGCCAACCAAGCTTTTCAAACAACGCCCGAAGTAATTCAGCAAGGGATTATTATTGCTCAACTACATGGCGAGTTATTCAATGGGAGTAGTTTATAATGCCTAATATATCCGTATCAGACCAACAGTCTCTAGCTAACGAGTTATCCACTCGTTTGCAGAACTTAGGTGCATCCACACCTAATGCTGACTTGGTTTATCTTACGAGGATGATCGAAATTTTTAACGGTGCTGCGAACCTTAGTGCCGTTTCAGCCGAAGGTACAACACAGATTAACGCTGTTGTTGCCCAAGGTAATACTGAAATCAGTGAACTACAGACTGAAGGTTCAACCCAAATAACGGCAGTACAAAATGCGTCTGCCACCGAGCAAGCGGCTCTTGATGGACTTCAAACGAGCATCACGTCGGCGTTAAACGCTTTTCAGATGTCTCCGAGTAAAGTCTTTTTCCTTTCTCAAAGCTAACGGAGTTTAAAATGGCAAATGGATTACTAGGAAAAAAAGTCGTAGGGAGCCGTGATACTGAGGTCGTTTACACCGTACCATCAGCTAAAGTGGCAACTTACAACGTAAACGTTCTTAACGATGGGGCAGTAGCCGCCAACGTTAATTTGTATATTACTGACAAGACATATCAGGGAGAGGACTTCGTTTCATACGGAACGCCCTCAAATGCTAGTGTCACTTGGACAGCTTCAGATACATCTAACACAGTGGACTTGATGGGTGTTAGATCATCTGTCCTTGTGACTAGCATGAAGACTACACCAGTGGAACCAGCGGCGGCGAACACTGCTTCAACTCCAATTCAAGCAAACGTAATATTCTCGTACCAAACGCTAACGAATGAGTTACATCATGTAGCTCAAGACAGCCAACGGAAGGGAAATCCAATCACGTTCTATAATGGAACGGATTTATACCTTCGATCCCCTGACGATGGTAACACTTACACTATAGATAACTATGTAACTTCTGGCGGTTCGGCTGCTCAAACAGCATCAAATTTTGGAATGACCGCAAGTGACAACATCTTATGGGCAACTGCACAGGATGGACCTTGGGCTTTAGCTTATGTTCAAGGTGTTCCAGGTTCGGCTGGTTCTTTGATCAACTCAATCAATGATTGGAGAGCCAATGCAGCTACTTACAACACAGCGTTTACTTGGGGTCTAGGGCAGATCACAAAGATTGCTGGGATTAAAACCAATGAAGAGAGATTTGTAGTCGGAACTTCAACAGGCTTCAACTATATCTCAAACGACGACACACCAGAAACACAGGCTGAGTTTACATCAAATGCGATGTCACCTCCTACTGGCGTATCTGGCTATATGATTGGCGCGGCTGCAATCGCAACGGACGCAACTGATGGCAAGCTTTATATAGCGTACTCAGGTGGCAAAGTGGCATATGCAGATTACACAACAGCGTCACCTTTTCCGACAACAGGTTACAGCGTGTTCGATTTCCCAACAGGGGTAACATACACAGATGTTGTGGACATTAGAGCCGAAGGTGCAAACTTTGTAATCGTGGTTGCTGGTGGTCAAAAATATAGCTCTTCTGATTTAGGGATAACTTGGACACAGATTAAGAGCTACGCAAAAATGCCTATGTCAATTGGTGTAGCAAGTATCGGTGGTTCAAATAAATATATTGATATTGATATGTCGGGTGCGGTTCCAGAGTACACATTTGTAAGGGGCATGACGTATCGTATTCACCAGATTTCTTCTAGTAACAACGGGCATCCACTTCTGTTTTCTACAACGGCTAACGGAACCCACGCTGGTGGTACTGCATATAATACTGGTATGACATGGCAGATGGGTAATCCATCGGCTACTGGTGACTATACATCTGTGACAACTACAGAGTCAGATTGGACTTCAAATCACGCAACATACAATGGTGAAGTTCGAGTAATTGAGTGGACAGTCCCATCGGACGCTCCAAGCACACTTCACGTTTTTTGCGCAAACCACAGCGGCATGGGCTTCCCTGTTTCAATCGTGAGTGAACCAGCAACAGCACCGCATGACGATCAAACATTGCTAGTTACTCAAACCATTTGGACTGACACTAACGGTGATGCCAACCGCAAGTATGATGTGATGTTCAACGGCGAAAGTTACATGCGTGAAAAGCGTTTCTTTGAGCTACCGCAATCAGACAAGTTCGATAAAGCAGAAATCGCCTCAAACGAAATCTTAGAGCGTACTGGCATCATGGCTTCGGCTGGTGAGCAATTCGTAATCACTTCAGACCAAGAAAACGTAATTGTAAGGGTCTACGGCATAGAGGAATAGAACATGGCTAAGAAAAGACGCAGTTATAAGGTCAACAGTACCGACTATAATATTGCTGGTGGTGGGGGCGGTGCATCGGGCGATGTCGTTCGCTTTATGCAAAAAGAAACCACTTCCGTTTCTGGTGGGGGTAATGGGGTTCTTTACACTCCTGGGACTGAGTTTGTAGCTAATCCAATTAAGGTTTACGTTGAAGCTGGTCTTGCAATTACAAGTGATGAGCAAACAAACAGTACAGTTTATTACGACCATGCTTTTGAAATGAACAATGTATCTGCGTCCCAAGTTAATAACGCTGATGAATTGCCTACTGGATACGGCACAGAAATACCGTCTGGTCTAAGTGTTAATAATCAACAAGACAGTAACAATAATTCCCAAGGTTACACTAGGTTGTCTGGAACAGTTGGTTCAAACGTTGCCGAAGGAAGTTACAAGTTTAGGTATGAGGTATCGCAGCAAGGCTGGACAAAGCATTACATTGATTACGAAGTAGTTGTATGGCCTCCGAACACAACTCCTACATGGTCTAATAGTAGCTTTACAGAACCCATGATTATTAAAAATTATGTTACAAAACAATATTTAACGGTTGCTCCTACTGCGACGCAAGCTGTTGGGTTTGCAATTAAGTCTTTTAGTGGCTTTCTCACAGGGGTAGAGCCAAAAGTAGAAGATGTGTCTGCTGGTGCTGATGCTGGTCGAATTTATGTCGAAAACACACCTAATACTGCTCAAGGTGCAGTGACGCATAACGTCACTATGGAGGTTGATTTAGGTGCATACGGAAAAATGGAAAAGACTTTTTCTGGATCATTAACTTACGGCGATCCAGTAGGTCAGCTTTATATAGGGCCAGCAAGTATTAGTAATTGGGGTAATAGTGGTGTGCAACTTAGCTCTACTTACAGATATACTGGTGCATATTCCCCACAGAGCAGCTATCAAAGCTCTCCTTATGGCTCTACAGCTTGGAGGCCGATACAAGGTAGTAGCCCATCGGTAAATTACCTAACAGACAATGCTCGCGGCCCCTTCGGTGGTCGTGGTGCTGATGCGCAGTATTATTATGATTGGGTTGTTCCTAATGGCGTCACCTCGTTCTGTGTTGTCGCAGTTGGGGGTGGTGCTGGCGGTTGCTACAATTGGTCGTCTTATGGCGGCGGCGGTGGGGGAACGTGTTGGGTAAACGACGTAACTTGTAATTCTGGCGAAACATTCCGTGTCTATATTGGCACAGGGGGAAGTGTAACCGCAAACGACACGACATCTGGTGGTGTTGCTGGCGGTGCTTCATGGATGGTACGATCAAGCAACGGTGAGGTTATTTTAAAAGGATACGGCGGTGGTGGGTATAACTATCACGGAAATGCTGGAAACGTAACAAGCCACAGCTATGCCCAGTACACTAATAACACTCAGCAAATGAACCCTGGAAGTGCTTCAGTTTCGACTGCTTATGGAACTTACGGTGCGAACTATGGCGGTGAGTCTAGTCGGTCTGGTGGTGGCGCGGCTGGTTATAGTGGTCAAGGTGGCAACCCCAGTACTAGCGGATCGGGGGGCGGCGGCGGAGGAGGCCAAAACTATTCTTCTACCTATGGTTATCCCGCTGGTGGTGGAATTGGCTTGGATGGTCAAGGTGGCAACGGTGATAGTGGCTCAAGTTATAGTGGTAGCGATTGGACAAGAGGCAAATATTATTCGGGCGGCGGTGGATCGGGCGGTCACAGGGGTCGCCAAGCCGAAAATCCATTCCAAGGAAATGCACCTTTTGGTTCGCAATCAACTCACGGTGGAGAGCATGGCGGTGGTGCTGGAGGGTCAGGAACCTCATGGGGCGGCGGCTATGGTGCTAACGGCGGTGTGAGAATTATTTGGGGAACAGGCCGTAGCTACCCAAGTAACGCATTAACGGTTCAGACGTAGGAGAGTTAAGATGGTCTTTGAAGACACGCTAAGAGCAACGCGAAATGAAAAGTTAGCCAAATCGGATGTTATGATGATGCAACTCCTAGATAGTGCAACGTCATGGTCGGATTTCAATAGTAAACGTTCGGCATTGCTTACTTACAGACAAGCCTTACGAGATTTACCAGACAGCTTTCCAGAGGACATGGATGAAACAAACATACCAACCATGCCTTTATCTCCTTCTGAGCAATCAACGCTAGACGCAGAAAGCGAAGAATAACCTTACAATCACTTTAAGAGGATAATTATGAAACTTGTACCTTACCTTGACCCACACGACAATGAACAACATTACTTCGATGCCGAACAGTTTGACTTTACCCTAGCTTGGCAATTCCGAGAACCAGACGAAACAGGGGCAATTCCATCCGATGCCACTGGTGCTTGGATAACTAAGATTGCCTTGAAGACAGGTGGGTTTATGCACTGTTCTGAAAAACCTTCCGTTATAGCGGAAAGAGTTTTGGCGGCATTATCAGATGAAGGATGAAAGCTTCAAGTGTCCAATAGCAATCTTTCGTGACTTACCAGATGCAAAAGATATTGCTGACGAATTTGCTGAACTAGCCCAAGGTTTAAGATCGGACGATAAAAACGGCGGCTTAATAAGTGATGCTTGGAAAAACAGTGAAGTTGCTAAAGACCCTATGGACTATGAGAAGTATGGGTATACTAGCTTTTACAATTTTAACCTTACCAAAGAAAAGGGGTTTAAAAGAATACATGAACTTACGGTTCTTGGCATTGGTAAGTATTTAGACGAATTTGCAAAGCAGCACTTAAACTTTAAGCTTCTTAATTCTTGGTCTTCTATATATGGTAAGGGTCATTATATCCCCGAACACATACATAGCCACTCACATTTTAGTATAGTTTTTTATGCAGATGCCTCTGAAGGAACAGGCGAAATAATTTTTCGTAATCCTATGTATCCATTGTACGGAATGATGTTCACTGGTACGCAAGGTTTTTTCAATGATAACTTAGAAGTACAGCCCGAAAAAGGAATGATGATAATTTTTCCTAGCTTTGTACCTCATTATACCAAGCGACATATGGACGACAAAGAGAGAATTATATTTTCGTGTAATGCTCAAATTACCGAAAGCCACATTCCTCACCAACCAGCCACAGGCCCAAAAGTTAGGAACCCGATATGAGGCCGAGATTCGATGTAGTACCTAATCTTTTCACATCAGATGAATGTGATTTCATTATAAAAACTGGGCGTAAAAATTTAAAAGATGCCAGCTTTGGCAATCAGAAAGAAAGATGGTTTCCTTCCCTACAAAGACGGTCAAAGGTTTCTTGGTTTAGTAATGGCAGTAATCCAGAGATTGACGTTTTAATACAAAGAGCGATAGCTGCTATGGTTGAAACAAGTCAATTTCACCACGGTGTCGTCTGCAATGAATATGAAGACGTTCAGTTTACAGAGTATCGAACGCTAGGTCATTATGGGATGCACAAAGATGTAAGCATTACTGGCCCATATCGGTTAATTTCTGCAACCATCGAACTCTCTCCCAAAGGTTCTTATATTGGTGGGGGTCTTAGTATTAATTCAATGTTTAAAGAAAAGGACATTAAAGCAGATCAAGGCTCTATGGTGGTTTTCCCAAGTATCCTTGACCATAAAGCCAAGACAGTTTTTTGGGGAAAAAGAAACAGCCTTGTTCTTTGGGGGCAATACAGGGACGACACGTAGTCAGTGAATAGGGATAATGTCCGAAAGGAGTTGTTATGGCGACTAAACGTGTGTCGAAAAAATCTATGCCTTGTAACAAGCCTCGTCGCGCACCAGCGGGGAGCAAGAAGAAGTCTGTTGTAAAGGCTTGCTCGGGTGGCAAGGAAGTGGTTGTTCGATTTGGAGATCCTAAAATGTCTATCAAGAAGGGAAACCCAAAGAATAAAAAGTCTTATTGCGCACGTTCTGGCGGCATCAAGGGAAAAAGCAACAAACTAACGGCTAACTACTGGTCGCGTAGAGCGTGGGACTGCTAACATGGGTGATCTAAAGGTTCCATTGGCACTTGTTTTCGTAGTCGTCGCACAAACTGTTGGGGCGGTATTTTATCTATCGGAGCAAGCCCACAGGATTGAGCATCTTGAAAACTCGTTAGCCAAGATCGACACAGATGTTGACCAATTATTTTTAGACACAGGAGATTTGATAACCTTTGCCACCTACACTGAAAACAGATGGGCAGAGGCTTATTCAGACGACATGACATACATTCGTATGTTTGGAACTAAGAAACCCCCAGAACAGGAGAACTAACATGCCAACAGTAGGTAAAAAGAAATTCCCTTACACAAAAGCTGGTAAGGCCGCTGCTAAGAAAGCCGCCAAGAAAACTGGCAAGCCTATGAAAAAGAAGAAAGGCTACTAATGAGCCTCTACCGTAATATCAACAAGCGCAAAAAAGCTGGTACGTCGAGGAGTAAGTCTAACTCAACTATTTCGGATGCAGCTTATTCAAATATGAAAAAGGGTTTCCCTAAGAAGAAAGGAAAGAAAAGTGGCAAAAGGACCAAGTAAGCAATTACGCAAGGCGGGATGTGGAAGCATGACCGCTGCTAAAAAAGCACCGATTAAAAAGAAACCAAAAACAGGAATGAAAACTTCAAAATAACCATGACAATTAAAACTGACCTTAAAGACCTAATCGAACTTTCTGAAAGTAAAGGTTGGGCTAAAATTAACAAGGTCATGCAAGACGAAATACTAACCCTCGCTCTAAGCATGGCCCGATCACCAGATATGACGCAGCAACAAATGGACTTCCAGCGTGGGGCAATTTGGGCCGCTGAACAATTACTAAACGTGCCAGAGCGTTTAATTCACAAACTACAAGGCGAACTGGCATTAGAAGACGCAACTTATAACTCCGCTATGGCCGAGAAGGAAACTTAAAATGGCAAAAGAAGAAGACCAAATCGCTCGTATTGCAGCAAAGCAATTAACAGGCGAGGCTCCAAAAGAGCAAAGCGCACCCGCTGAAAACGCAACCCCACAAGAGCAAGCTGCCCAAGTCGCTTCACCACAGACTGAAGGTGATAAATCGCAAGAGGCGGCTGTTATGTATAAGGTTAAGATGGGTGACAAAGAGCGAAATCTTACACCTCAACAAATCACAAGCACATTTGAGCGTTACCGAGACTTAAACCACAAGCAAGCACAGATGAAACCTGTTATGGACTTAGCTGAAAAGATGATGTCGGCTGGTAATATTGATGGTGGCACGGCTGCAAAGCTTATGGAAGCTTCTATGCAAGCTTACACAAAGAATGCACAGATGGGTCGAGCAACTCAAAACCCTCAAGCTGGAACTGCACAGCCACAGCAACCATCGCCTAACGCGCAACAGCCCAACTTAGATACTGAGTTTAAAAAGTATGAAGACGATAATGCTATTTCCCTTCCCCCTGGATATAGGGAAGCGGCTGCACGTCTAAATTCTATGGAACAGCGTTTGGGTCAGGGTATGCAAATGCTCAATCAAATGACACAGCGTATGGGCCAACAGGCACAGCAAGGCGTTCAGTCTTCACAGCAAGCCCAAGGGGATAGAATGGCGGCTGTTGAGCAAAGCATTCGTAACAACCTAGACCGCGCACAACAAGCGGCTGGTTTACCAGACGATGCAGTACAAGACTTCCAAGCCTATGCTGGTGAACGTGGTTATACCGCTGAAGATTTTGCAGATAGTAATTTGACTATGAAGGTAGTTCAAGACTTTTCAAATCAGCGAAACACACCAGAGTTTCAAAGGCTAAAGGACATGTCTTCACGTCGCCAAGCCTTTTTACAAACTCAATCAGGTAGCCCAGCTTCCGAGGCGGCAAGGCCAACTGGTGATGATACGATGGCGCGGATGGCTGCAAAAGCATTATCCAATAG